CCTGAGCTATACGAACCTGCATGGCGTTCCCGTAGTGCTGACAAGAAGCAAGGCTCAGGGGGTCCGATGGAAATTAGTCAAGACAGTGAGATGTTGTTCCATGCTACCTGTCGTAATGCACTGACCACATATGATCGTATGATTAAGGAAGGTGTATCACCTGAGCAAGCACGGTCTATCCTACCACAGAACATGATGACTGAGTGGTACTGGAGTGGGTCGTTAGATGCTTTCGCTGATATGTGTAACTTACGGTGTAAGCCTGACACACAGTACGAGAGCCAACTGGTAGCTAATCAGATTAGTGAAACGATGGCTGGACTGTTCCCTGTATCTTGGGAGGCTTTGATGGGACAAGAAGGAGAGACAGATGGGGGCTGAAGTAAAATACTATGTAGCGGTAGAGACTTATCAGAGGGAGTGGCGAGTGAGCTATGGCGTAACCCGTGCGGATGCTCTCAGTAACGTAGAGATAAGCTTTGATGAGAGAGCAACAGGAGAGGTTGCTACCCTCGCAGAACTGAAAGGAGAGACAGATGAGTGATGCTTTAGTTAAACCGCTGATATGGGAAAGCCCTTGCTCGGCAAACAACCACATTTATCAAGCCCATAGCGCATGGGGAACTTATGGTATTCACGTTTGCGGTGGACGGCATCAGGCTTGGCTTGAAGCCCACGAAAAACCGTATGAACGCTGGCTGGGTGAAGGTTACGTTGGTTCCCTTCTTGAGGCGCAAAGACAGGCTGATGACCATTACCACACTCAAGTCCTATCCCTTCTGAACCTCGCAGAACTAAGCAGCGTTAGCTGCGCTAACTTGAAAGGAGAGACAAATGCCTAAGCTATATGACCTTGAACGTCCTATCATGGACTGCTGGAACATCATCAACGACTTAGAGACAGTGTTCAAGCAGGTTGGTGATCGTGAAATAACTGAGGACGAACTGATGAACGCCCTGATGGGTATGCGTCAGTTGTATGATTGGAAGTTTGAACAACTGTTTGACTTGTATGAAGCTGTAGGTAGGGAGCAACGTGATGGATGAAGTTGACATAGTATCCATGTGTGAGAGACTGGCGTATAAATACAACAGTGATCGACACAGGCAGGACTTAGAGATGGAGGGTGTGCTAACGTGCTATGAGATACTAGCACAGGAACCTGATGCACACCCAGCGAAGCTCTATCGTGAGGCTAAGAGGCGTATGCACGACTACCTTAACCTTGATACACAACCTGTCGCTATCCCTAAGCACAGTCGATCACGTAGGCTTACACGTAACATCGACGACAGTGATGCAGGGGATATGTCTGAGGAAGGCTACGACTGGCTAAAGGCTGTTCTGTCGTCCTCTAACATACCCTACGACGAAGACTACGGGGTGTGTGACAAGGATCATGTCGTTGAATACGAAAGGAAACAACATGGTGAACACGTAAGAACTGTTGCAACAGAGGTACTTTCCCCAACTGAGTTGTGCATAATTAAACTCAGGTATTACCAAGATTTGTCACAAGATGACGTATCTATAGTACTTGGGACTAACAAGATGTGGGTATCACGACACGAAAGAGCCGCACTTGATAAGCTAAGGAAAGGACTGATGTAACAATTCGTGATGTTACAGATTCCAGAAAATGTCCCTATAAGCAAGTGTAGGGGTAACGTAAGTATTAACTTAAGTGTTGACTATGGTTTTCACTATCTGTAGTTAAAACAACATAAGTTAAACATAAGTGAGGACACAAGCTATGAGCTTTGAGGATCGTATTAACCTTGATGGTCGCCAACCTGTAGTGCTAGAGGACGACAGGATTAACTCTACTGACTATGACAAATGGGTAAAGGAGGGACTGTCGTTAAACAAAGACTACTCTGATTACAAGTGGCGCTTGGGTGATTGGTGGAACAAAGGACACAAATACGGTGAACGTAAGGAACTTGTAGATAGTGACGACTGGGATGGCCCATCATACTCGACCTGCAAAAACACTGCTGCGGCCTGTTCTACTTTTGAAAAGGCCCGACGTCGGGCCAATCTCACGTTTGGTCATCACTTGGAGACAAACGATCTCCCCAAGGAAGAACAAGACAAACTTCTGGACGAGTGTGAACGTGAGGGCCACTCTATTCAGCGCCTTCGTCAACGTGTCAAAGAGGTCAAATCTTTTTTGTCGCAAGGCTGGACGCAAAGTCAGATGGACCGTCGCCGTAAGATAGAAAAGGGTGGTGTAGCACTAGCAAACCTAAGCAAAGGTGATGACGGAGAGCCTATCGACAGTGCATTGCTGTATTGGGCAGAGGCTGAGGGTCGTGACCAAAAGATCACCCGTGGCACTGATTGGGGTAACCCTTTTGTTATTGGTGAAGATGGTGATCGTGAGACTGTCATTGAGAAATACAGCAAGTACCTTGAGATGAAGGATGGCCTGTTGCACCGACTTAAGTCTGGCGAGTTGTCTGGTAAACTCTTGGTGTGCTGGTGCTGCCCCGACGGTTGTCACGGCGACATCTTGATGAAGAAAACAAAGGAGGCAAACAAATGATACTGGAAGATTTCGTAATGCTGGGGAAAACAGCCCCAGAGATGGACCGTCAGGGACGTATGACAGTGTGTAGTGCGGGTTGGTCACCAGAGTTGCGTCAGCTAATTCGCATCTACCCCCTCGCAGTGGAAAATGCCCCACCAAACTTCTCTGTGTCTCAGGTTAAGCTAGAGCGGAACCACAAGGATACTCGCCACGAAAGTTGGAAGATTGCTGGTGATCGTGGTGTTGACGTGCATCATAACATCAACTCTAGGTTTGAGGTAAAGCGTATGTTAAATGACTGGAGTGGTCTCGTAGATCAAATACCTGTTGTGTCGTCCATCAAAGATGCAAACGCACGTAGGTTGTCCCTTGCGGTCATACAACCAGATGATAGCCCAGAGTTTTATCTGGAACGGAACAATGCAAGGGAGATTGTAAAGAAGGCAGCAGGTAGTAAGTCTTTCAAGTACACACCAAGGTTAAAGTTCAAGTTGGGTGACAGCAACCACAAGATCAAATACCTCAACCAAGAGGTTTACGATCATATCACACCAACAAGCAAGTCTAACTTTTGGAAGATCAAGAATAGGTTCAAGGGCAACCCAAAGCTGTTGGTTGGCAATATGTTTGCCTATCGCAACAACTGGTTGGTTATCGCAGGTCTTGGCTAATGGCTGAACACGGACACCAACCCTGCCCCTACCAATCGTGTGGCTCTTCTGACGCCTTTAGCTATAACGCTGAGGGATACGGTAAGTGTCACGCCTGTAACAGAGGCTACCCGTCCAAAGAGCTTATGTTCGACTGGGCAAAAGAGAAGTACCCAACAAAAGGAGGTGACGATTATATGTCGTTTACACCAAAGCTGATCGAAGATATATCAGAAGGTGAGTATGTCAATATGCGTGGCATCAACACCAAGACGATGGAAGACTTCGGTGTACTAACATACGATGACCGTCAGGAGTATGTATACCCTAGCGGTGGAATTAAGGTTCGCAAGCTGTCAGAGAAAGGCTTTTACGCCAAGTCAGGTTTCAAGGGTGACGAACTCTTTGGTATGAACCTGTTTACTGCTGGTAGTTCTAAGATGGTTACAATCACTGAGGGTGAACTAGACGCCCTGTCAGTGGCTCAGATGCTCAAGAGTGGCTACACTAACCCTGTGGTGTCTCTACCGTCTGCTACACCGTCTAAGAAGCTCTGGGAGAACTGTGCGGACTGGCTCAATAGCTTCGAGAAGATCATCCTGTCGGTAGACAATGATGACGCTGGTAATGCTCTTGCTGACCGTGTGTCTAAGTTGTTTCCTAACAAGGTCTATCGTGTTGACCATCGACCATACAAAGATGCCAACGAGTTTCTACAGGCTGGTAAAGCTGCTGACTTCAAGGGTGCATGGTGGAACGCACGTAAGTTTACACCTGAGAACGTTATGAACAGCACACAGGACTTCTTGTCGTTGTACAAGGACACGCCTGAGCATCAGTACGTTAAGACAGGTATCCAAGCACTAGACGACAAAATCCTTGGTCTCATGCAGGGTCACTTCACAGTGATTAAAGCACCGACAGGCATCGGTAAGACTGAGATCATGCGGTACTTGGAATACAATATGCTACAAAAGAAAGTACCCATTGCAGCATGGCACTTGGAAGAGACTAAGCTACGGTCATTGCTTGGGCTTGTGTCATACGAATGTAATGACAACCTGACCCGTCGGGACTTGATCGAAGAGAAAGGTGCTGAGGATCAAGTCATAGATGCAATCGGCAAGCTAACTGCTGACGAAAACTTCTATCAATTCTACCTGAGTGATGGTCAAGGTGCTGACGATCTGATCGACCAGATACGTTACTTTGCTGTAGCTTGTGGCGTTAAGTTTGTGTTCTTCGAGCCTATCCAAGATGTTCTTGTTGGGTCGTCAGAGGAAAGCAAAGAACAGATGTTGGCTGACTTGTCAGTACGTCTATCCAAGCTGTCTGCTGAGTTGAACGTAGGTATCGTGACAATCGCACACACTAATGATGATGGGCAGATGAAATACTGTCGTATGATCGGACAACGTGCGTCTGTTATCATTGACCTTAAGCGTGACAAGGAAGCTGATGATCTACAGGAACGCAACACAACGTACCTGTCTATCGAAAAGAACCGCCCATGCTCTGAGGAAGGCAACGCAGGGATGATGCGGTTTAACACTGAAACATTTACACTAAGCGAGGTACATTAGTGACAACAGTATTCGACATTGAAACTGACGGTCTATTAGATGAGTTGACCAAGATTCATGTCCTGTCTTGGTCTAACGACATGGGTGAAGTTAAGCATACCCATGACTACGATGAGATGCGGTATGTATTGCTCAACAGTGAAACTCTGGTAGGCCACAACATTATCCGCTTTGACATCCCCGCAGTGGAACGTGTGCTTGGCATCAAGGTTACAGCACGTTTAGTGGACACCCTAGCTCTGTCTTGGTATCTGAACCACCAACGACCCAAGCATGGTCTTGAGGGCTACGGAGAGGACTATGGAGTACCCAAGCCTGTCATTAAGGACTGGAACACCCTGACACCAGAAGAGTACGCTCACAGGTGCGATGAGGACGTTAAGATCAACAACCGTCTATGGCGTGACTTGGACATGAAGCTAAACAAGCTATACCAAGACCCTGCGGATAAAGCCAAGCTGGTTGACTATCTCACGTTCAAGTTGGACTGCGCACGGGAGCAAGAGGAACTACAGTGGAAATTAGACGTGGACAAATCTCAAGCAGCCTACGACGAAATCATGGCGTTGAAGGTAGAGAAGGTAGAGCAACTAGCAGATGCTATGCCCAAGAAGATTTTAACAAAGGTGGTAAAGCGTCCAGATAAGTCTTTTACAGCCCGAGGTGACTACACTGTTAGGTGGCTAAAGTGGGAGGCTTACTGCAAGGAATACAAGCAACCAGAAACAACACTGCAATTTGTCGTTAAGACAGGAGAGGAACGTGGGAACCCCAACAGCAACGACCAAGTAAAAGACTGGCTTTACTCATTAGGATGGAAGCCACGGACATATAAATTCTTACGAGATAAGGCGACAGGTGATGAACGAAAAATCGAACAAGTACGAAAAGATGGTGAACTATGCGATAGCGTTAGGGTACTTTCTTCTGTTGATGCTGCTGTTGATCTCCTTGATGGTCTCACCGTACTTACTCACAGGGCTGGCATCCTAAAGAGTTTCTTGGAGTGCCACAAAGATGGGTGGCTACAAGCTGGTATCGCAGGTCTAACTAACACCTTCCGTTTCAAGCACTTTCGCCCACTGGTAAACCTACCTAGCGTAGACAAGCCATACGGTGATGTTATCCGTGGTTGCCTGACGTGTCCTGACGGTTATCTTTTGTCTGGTGCTGACATGACCAGCCTAGAGGATACAACCAAGCGTCACTACATGAAGCCATTGGACCCTGACTATGTAGAGGCTATGAGCAAGGAAGGTTTCGACCCTCACTTGGACTTGGCACTACACGCTGGTGTTATCAATCAAGATGACATCGACAAGCACAACTCAGGGGAACGGTCACTCAAGGCTCTACGTAAGAACTACAAGGTAGTGAACTACAGCGCTACGTATGGCGTAGGAGCGCCTAAGCTGGCCCGTGAGACGGGTATGACGCAAGGTGAGGCTAAGACCCTGCTTAACGCCTTCTGGTCACGTAACTGGGCCATTGAGAAGGTAGCAAGCAGACTACAGACACGGGAGCTATTCGGCTCTATGTGGCTTAAGAACCCAGTGTCAGGCTTCTGGCACAGCTTACGTAGTGAGAAGGACCGCTTTAGTACGCTGAACCAGAGTACAGGGGTCTACTGCTTTGATAAGTGGGTAAAGGAATGTCGTGGCATGGGCTTACAGACTATCGGTCAATTCCACGATGAGATTATTGTTCTGACTAAGGAAGGAGACGAGGACAAAGTTGAGAACATTATGCAGATGAGCATTAACAACGTGAACCAAGAGGTAAACCTCAACGTACCTTTAGGAACAGATGTGCAATTTGGTAACACATACGCAGATATTCACTGACAATAAAAATAAATGTCAGAAATAGTGTTACAGATTCGAAAAAATGTCCCTATAGTATATTACCAACCAAGCGCTGTAAACCCTACAGCTTAAACAAAAGGAAGACCCGACTATGGCTAAACACACAATGGATATGGTTCTTGAGTACGCAAAAGTATTCGAAGAGAACCGTGATATGGGTGGCGACCAAAACAATGCAGCTAAGAAAGCAGCACGACACAACGGACAATATGTTGTTAATGCTTACTTCACTAGCGAAGACCAGATCACAGAGTTGCTTGAAGCTGGAATGGACCCGAAGCCTATGGGCAATGATCGTGTCAAAGAAGGCAGTGACTTTGGCATCGGAAAGTATATCAAGCTGACCCGTATGCATGACCACGTTATGACCTTCACGGATAAGAAGGGGAATCCCACTGAGGTGGACTTCGGTGGATCACCAAAGGTTGTCAATCTGACAAACGGGGTTGAGAACAAATCTTGGTGGTCGTTTGAGGACGATGGGACACTAGGGAATGGCACTAAAGCTAAGGTACAGTTTGAGACATACTCTAACGGTGCTGGTGTACGACTAATTGCTCTTGGTGTAACAGACCATGTTGCATGGGAAGACACATCAGGTTCAAGTGCTGACGATGAACTGTTTATGGTAGGATAAGAGACAAATGCGTATTGAGATCACAGCTTATAACGACAAAGAAGAAGACGGTTTTGACGGACAGTTTTCATCGTACCGTGATGACGTAGAGGACTTACAGACCTTTGCTCAACAGCTTACAGACTTTGCCCGTGGCATTGGGTTTAGTTACGTTGTAAACGTAGGCTTTGAGAAAGACGATGGTGCTGTAACCTTCGGGCGGTTCTAATGAGTAGGGGCAAAGTGTTAGTTGATGGTGACATCATTGCATATCGTGCAGCCTTTGCCACTCAGGATTTGTTTCCCGACGATGCGAGGGGGAAGGTCGAAGAACTTGTGGATTACATCCTAGAGAAAACTATCGACTTTCCCTTTCCATCTAAGTCTGACTATCAGGTTTACCTCACAGGCAAGACAAACTTTAGGTTCGATATTGCTAAGTCGTATCCATACAAAGGTAACAGGGCTTCGACAGAAAAGCCTATACACCTTGGTGTTGCTCGTGACCACATGATAGAAAAGTATGATGCTATCGTTAGTGACAACGAAGAAGCGGATGATCTTATAGCTAAGGAGGCTGCTGCACAAAACTACAACTGTGTGGTAGCCTCTATTGATAAAGATATGTTACAGTTGCCGTGTTGGCACTTTAACTTTGGTAGGGGGACGTGGGAAAAGATGAGTGAGTTTGAAGGTATATCATTTTTCTACACTCAAATCCTGACTGGTGATGCAGCGGACAACATCAAGGGTTTACATGGTATCGGTCCAAAGAAGGCAGAGAAACTCTTGGGTGACTGCAAGACAGAGGACGAACTTTGGGAAGCTGTCTACAAGGCATACGATGGTGACATAGATCGTATTATTGAGAACGGGAGATTACTTTGGCTAAGGCGGTACGACGATCAGCTATGGGAGCCACCGAAAGGGGCCGTAAGTATGGCTACAGATCAGGACTAGAGGATCGTATCTCTGAGCAACTAAAGTCTATCTCTGTGCCATTCAAATATGAGGAGTTCAAGATCAAGTATGAGGTGCATGAGATTAGAACCTACACACCTGACTTTGAACTCCCCAATGGCATCATCATTGAAAGCAAAGGGAGATTTGTTGCGGCTGACAGGAAGAAACACTTGCTGGTACAAAAGCAACATCCTGAGCTTGATATTCGGTTTGTCTTTAGTAACTCTAGGGCAAAGCTAAGTAAGGGGGCTAAGTCAACATACGGGGAATGGTGCGACAAACATGGTTTCCTGTATGCTGACAAACTTATACCAGAGGAGTGGCTAAAAGATGGGAAAACGAAGTGACTTCGAGAGGGTACCCCATGACTATTACCCGACGCCTATTGATGCTGTAGAGCCTCTGATTGACCACCTACCCTATGCGTTTGACTATGCAGAGCCTTGCGCTGGGGATGGACGGTTGATTAAGCACATCAGCAAACTAACTGATGGGCATGGAGAGTGTATCTTTGCTTGTGACATTGACCCTCAAGCTGATGGCATACACCATGCGGATGCACTCTCTTTAACCTTTGGTGAATATGGTGTCGTTGACTACTGTATCACCAACCCACCGTGGGACCGTAAGTTCTTACACCCATTCATTGAACGGTGGTTAAACATTGCCCCTACGTGGCTACTGTTTGATGCTGACTGGATGCACACTAAACAGTCCGCTATGTACATGACCTACTGTACCAAGGTTGTGTCTGTAGGTAGGGTTAAGTGGATTGAAGACAGTAAGGGTACAGGAAAAGACAACTGTTGCTGGTATCTCTTTGATGCCTTCGACCTGAAGCCAACTCAGTTTTACGGAAGGAAGATGTAATGATTACCCAAGAAGACATCAACGCTATGACGGAGTTGGACTTTGACAACTACCAACGACAGGCTGTAACGACAGCTATCTACCCAAGTACCGCACAGGTTATCTACCCAGCTATGGGCCTAGCTAATGAGGCTGGTGAGGTACTAGGGAAGGTCAAGAAGATTATTCGTGATGGTAAGTTTGACCGTGACGATATTGCAGACGAAATTGGTGATGTGCTGTGGTATGCTGCTGCACTAGCCCGTGACTTAAATACTGATCTATCTACCATTGCTAAACGTAATTTAGCTAAATTAGCTAGTCGTCAACAGCGTGGTACATTACAAGGAAGTGGTGACAAACGATGACATGGTTCTGGAGATATGTTAATTACCTAGCTACATGGCGTGAGCATCGTGAGGCTATCAAACAGCTAAACCGCTTGACCGACAAAGAACTAAAAGATATTGGTCTACACCGTGGTGACATTGACCGTTTGGTGTGGCTACAACAAGATAAAGACGAACGAGGAAAAGAAACCAAATGAACAACTATTTACCAACTGATTATCAATCCTTCATCCACACCTCCCGTTATGCACGGTGGCTTGATGATGCTGGGCGACGGGAAACTTGGTCTGAGACTGTGGACCGTTACATCAACAACCTCGTAGGAAGCAAGGTACCAGACGACACAGCAGATGAGCTACGGTTTGCTATCATGGACCTGTCTGTCATGCCTTCTATGCGAGCGTTGATGACTGCTGGTCCTGCACTAGATCGTGACAATGTGGCAGGGTACAACTGTAGCTATCTACCTGTAGATGACCCCAAGTCCTTCGACGAAGCTATGTTTATCCTCTTGTGTGGTACAGGCGTAGGCTTCTCCGTAGAGCGACAGTTTATCTCTAAGCTACCAGACGTACCAGAGGCTATGTTCAATAGTGACACGGTGGTTGTAGTCAAGGACAGCAAGGAAGGTTGGGCTAAGGCCCTACGTCAGGTTATTGCCTTGTTGTATAGTGGTGAAGTACCGAAGTGGGATACATCCAATGTACGACCAGCAGGTGCCAAGCTAAAGACCTTTGGTGGTCGTGCTAGTGGCCCAGCGCCTTTGATCGACTTGTTTAACTTCGTGATCCGCACGTTTACCAATGCAAAGGGTCGTAAGCTGTCCTCTGTCGAGTGTCACGACATCATGTGTAAGATTGGTGAAGTTGTAGTTGTCGGTGGTGTTCGTCGGTCTGCTATGATCTCTCTGTCGAACCTGTCGGATGACCGTATGCGTCACGCTAAGTCAGGATCATGGTGGGAGAACGATCCACAACGTGCTTTGGCTAACAACAGTGTGTCGTACACAGAAAAGCCTGACGCTGTATCCTTCATGCGTGAGTGGATGAGCTTGGTAGAAAGCGGTAGTGGTGAACGTGGTATCTTTAACCGCCAAGCCTCTGTCAATCAAGCCAAGAAGAATGGTCGTCGTGACCCTAACTTTGACTTTGGCACTAACCCATGCAGCGAAATTATCCTGCGTCCATACCAATTCTGTAACTTAACGGAGGTTGTTGTTCGTGCTACTGACACTGTGGAATCGCTTGAACGAAAAGTCCGATTGGCAACTATTCTGGGGACTATTCAGTCGTCGTACACCAAGTTTCCATACCTGCGAAAAGTGTGGCAGCGAAATACAGAAGAAGAGCGTTTGCTCGGTGTGTCACTCACAGGGATAATGGACAACCCTTTAACGACGACAAAGAACAAAGGACTGGAGAGCACCCTTGAACACCTCAAAGAAGTCGCTGTACGGACCAACGCAGAGTGGGCTGAAAAGCTGGGGATTCCCGTTTCTGCTGCCATTACTTGTGTTAAGCCTAGTGGGACTGTCAGTCAGCTTGTGGATA